AGACATAAACCTGAAGGGTTGTCTGTAGCAAAGAACTTTGGGGACATTTTAACAAGTATTAACAATCATGCATATTTTTATGCTGATGTTGAGAAACCTAACCAAACAGACGAGCAGTATATTACCTATGATTTAGCGTGTAATGAGGATTTTGCCCTGCATTCTAAATATTATCCTTGGGAAAAGATTTTTGAGTTCTTCAAGAATCATCCCATCGCTAAAGCTACTTTAGCTACTAAAATTATTCCTGTGAATTTCTTGAGTTATAACCCTGATTACAAGGTTAGGATTAGATTTAGCTTAATGCCGCAGAAGATTTCTAGTATTTTAGAGCCTAATACAAGCTTGATAATAGATAGAATCAAAGCAATTGATGCATTTATCGAGGCAGGTTATGATATTCATGTAAATTATTCACCAGTTGTTATACATGATAACTGGCAAAAAGAATATGAAGAGTTATTTCATATGATGAATGATTACGTAGAATATAAAGATATGGTCAAGGCGGAAGTAATTTTTCTTACTCACAATGAGCAAAAGCATTACTATAATCTTGAGCATAACATACCTGGCGAAGATTTACTCTGGACCCCTGAGATACAAGAGAAGAAAATCTCATCTTATGGTGGAAGTAATGTTAGATATCGATATGATCTAAAAGCAGGTTATATTCGAGAATTTAAAGAACTACATAATAGTATAGTTCCGTGGAACACTATTAGATATATCTTTTAATTATGAACATAGATGAATTAGAACCGTACTCTAGAATTAGAGTGAAAGATTTGAAAATTCGTGGTGTATTCTGCGAAGAGATTAATTTTTATTATTTAGAAGGCGACAAAGCTTATTGTCAGAATGATAAAGGCCACGAAATCTATTTAGATTTAGACACACAGGTAGAATACTTGTGTACAATGAAAGAGCATAATAATTTAAACTAAACAAAATGGCAAAATTTAAAATTGAAGAGTCAAAGAAAAACTCTACCTCTACCTACACTGTAAAAAGAAGAACGTTAGGTATCTTTTGGGCTGTAGTTAACAAGAAAAATGGTGAACCTGCTGTGTTTGCACAAAAAGGCAGTGCAGCAATGTTTGTGAATCATTTAAAAAGACTAGAGCTTAAGGAAAAATTAAAATCTTAAGTATGATATATTTAGTGACTGGCCAACAGGAATTATTTACTCCTGTTGGCTATTCTATGGCTACTGTTGATGAGTCTTTAGAATATCTAAATAAATTAGATGTCATAGGCTTTGACACAGAAACCAAAGGATTCGACCCCTACACCAAAGAACTGCTGTCAATGCAGCTCGGTGATGCTGAAAAGCAATACGTGATAGATTGCTTAACTGTAAATCCAAAGTTATACAAAGAGATTCTTGAAAAGAAAGAGTTGATAATGCACAATGCTAAGTTTGACTTAGGTTTCTTATACTATCAAAAGATAGTACCAACAAAGGTATTTGATACTTTCTTGGCCGAGCGTATATTATCTACTGGTATAGACACAGTAAGAAGATCATTAGATGCTGTAGTATATAAATACTGTAAGATAGAACTCGATAAAACTATTCGTGGTAACATACATCGTGAGGGTTTATCTTCTAGAGTAATAAAATATGCTGCTGACGACGTGAAGTATTTACATCAGGTTAAGCGCAAGCAGGAAGTTGCTTTAGAAGAAAAGAACTTACTTAAGACTATGAGTCTAGACAACAAGTTTGTAAGAGTTCTTGCTTATATAGAGCACTGCGGTATGTATATGAATCCTGTTGATTGGCAAGCTAAAGTTGATGATGATCTTAAAGATTTAAATGCTGTGAAAGAAATTCTTGATCAGTTTATCTTGAGTAATCCTGACAAATATGCTAAGTATATAGACAATCAATTGAGTTTATTTGACGAAGGCATTACATGTAAAATCAATTGGTCTTCTTCTAAACAAGTAATAGAGTTTATGAAGTCTTTGGGCGTAGACACGCTGACTAAAGATAAAGAGACTGGCTTAATGAAAGATTCTGTAGATAAGAAAGTACTTGGGCCACAGAAAAAGAAACATCCTATTATCAGCACTTATATAGAATATACTGAATGTCAAAAAGTAGTTAGTACTTATGGTGACAATTGGTTTGACTATATAAATCCTGTGACAGGTAGAATTCATAGTAACTATACGCAAATTATGAATACGGGTAGATTGTCTAGCGGTCAAAAGGGTAAGCCTAAACAAGGTTTGCCGCAAATGCCTAATATGCAAAATATTCCGTCTGATAATAGAACTCGTGGATGCTTCCAAGCGCAAGAAGGCAACGTACTATTAGTAAGCGATTACAGTGGTCAGGAGCAGATAGTCTTAGCAAACAAGTCTTTGGATAAAGATTTACTTGCTTTCTATCAGCAAGGTCTTGGTGATATGCACAGCTTTATTGCTTCAAAGATATTTCCTGAACTCAGTGATTTATCTCTTGATGAGATTAAAGACAAGCATAAGAATAAGAGACAGATTGCTAAAGGTGCGGGTTTTGCTATTAACTATGGCGGCACTGGGATAACTATTGCACAGAATCTTAATATCTCAATGGAAGAAGGCGAAGAGGTCTATAAGGCTTATTTCAAAGCATTTCCTGGCTTAGCTAACTATTTTAAACGAGAGAAAGCACAAGCGTTGAGTTTGGGTTATATTCAGTTTAATAATGTAAGTGGTAGAAAATGCTTCATTCCTTTCTTTGAAGAGTATCAAAAACTGCATGAAGAAATCTATAAAACTGAAGGTTTTTGGGATGACTATAAGTTGGAAAAATCCAGAAATAGTAGTATATTTATTAGTCATTTCAAGCCCAAAGTTCGTGAGTATTTTATGAAGAAAGGAGATATCGAAAGAATGTCTCTAAATTATCCTATATGAATGGGACCTTACTCAGTGATGAGTATTGCAAACTCCGTGAATTGCTGGGAGGCTAAGGGCATGTCCGCCTATGCTAATCAGCAGCCAAGATTACTAGGAATAGTAATAAGGTTCAGAGACTAGGTTATGGAGACCAGAACGGTCGGTAAAAACCCACGAGTGCGGAGCATCTTTATTAATTATCCAAATGTTTGATTAGGATAATTTAGTATAATTAAGTATATTTGTTATTAATAATCAAAATTATGATAGCAAAAAAATGTAGTAAATGTCAAAGAATACTTCCTGTAGAAGAATTCTATAAATATGCAAAAAGTAAAGATGGTTTAACTTATCATTGCCAGCATTGTTATAGAAAATATAGGGAAGAAAAGCAAGAACATTATCGTCAATATATGGAAAACCGTAGAAAAAATGATAATGAAAGTCTTAAACAAATAAAAAATAAATCTTGGCAAAATTTAGATCCTAAGAAAAAAATGTTACAACAAGCAAAAAATCGTTGTAATAGAAAAAATTTAGAATTTAATTTAGAACTAAGTGATATTATTTTACCTGAAGTATGTCCTTTATTAGAAATTCCATTTGTTATTGGAACAAAAGATAATTATGAATATACATATAGTTTAGATAGAATTGATTCTTCTAAAGGTTATATAAAAGGTAATGTTTGGGTAATAACAAAGCTTGCTAATTCTATGAAAAATTCTGCTACAAAGCAACAATTAAATGTTTTTGCTAATAATATACTTAAATATTTTAAAGATGATGATATAGTCCGAACTGTATAGAAATATACAGAAGTATAAGATAAAGAGCTTATACGGTAACATAATTGATTCAGGGGACATCTGCAGATATTACTAAACTTGCGGGTATTTATTTCTTTGAGTATTTGGAGAAAAACAATCTAATCTTTAAGGTATTGTTGCCTAACGTCGTTCATGACGAGTGGATTGTGGAATGCCCTATAGATTTGAGTGAGGAGCTAAGCAAAGTATTACAAGAATCAATGGAAAGAGCAGGTGATGTGTTTTGTAAGACAATAAAACTCAAAGCTGAGCCGTGTATAACAAAATATTGGAAACACTGATGAAAGATAGTTTTACGGAGAATTTAGAAAGACTAAAAGCTGATTTAATTAAGATAGAGAATAAGATTAAAGTATTTGAGAGCTTAACTAACATAAGAGATTATGTATTGGCAACAAGATTAAACCGTAATAGTTATCTAGTTGAGGTACGTAGAAGAATAATGTTGGATTTATTTGAATCAGGCTTGACTAAATTTGATATCTCTAAGGTTTTTAATAAAAATCACGCAACTGTACTGCACGCACTTAAAACGCCTGCAGATCCTCTTGTAGAAGAAATCGTAGCACAGAACTATAAACAATGGATAGAAGATAGAGTTTATCCTGAGTCAGTTCCTGAAACTGTTCCATCTGCAATACATCCTACGGGATATAGGACTATAATGAATTACAAACTAATAAAATTACCCGAATGAACATAGATAGAACAAGTCGTCAAATCTTAGGTTTAAGAAAGTGGCGAGAAAATAATTTCTGTGGCATTGCTGAGTATCCTACAGGTTTCGGTAAGACTTACACAGCCATAATGGCAATTAAGGGTATGGTGCCTAGAGCAGGGATAACTTCTTGTTTAGTAGTAGTGCCTACGATCGAGCTTAAGGCACAGTGGGAAGCAGAGTTAAAGAAGAATAAAATTACCATTGCTGAAGTATTAGTAATCAACACAGCTATCAAAAAGAAACACAAGATAGATATGTTGGTGCTTGATGAAGTCCATAGATATGCTGCAGAAAGTTTTAGAAAAATCTTTCAAACTGTATCTTGTGATTATATTATGGGCCTAACGGCGACTTTAGAGCGTGAAGATGGTTTTCATGAAGTAATCTTAGAGCATCTAACAGTGTTTGATAAGATTACGGTTGATGAAGCATTGGATAATTTATGGATTGCTCCTTATGTGGTGTATAACATTCCAGTAAACCTATCAAATGACGATCAAATAGAGTATAATAAAGCTAACAACGCATTTAGACACTTTGCTGCCCAACTCGGTCACGGCGGTCAAGCTTTTAAGAATGCTAATGCTTTCTTAAAATCTTCTGATAAAGCTTTAGCTGGTAAAGCAGGTGCTTATTATAACTCTATGAGAAAGCGTAAGAATATCTGTCAGAATAACTCTAATAAGATTCTAGTTACAAAGCAAATCATAGATGCTTTGCCAGGTCGTAATGGTTTAATATTTAGTGCAACTACTGAGTTTGCTGAAAATCTACAAGATTGCTTAGGAGATATCTGTATGACTTTTCATAGTAAAATCAGGCGTAAAGACCAAGAGATGATAGTCAAAAGATTTAAGGACAAAAGAACAAAAGTTAGATTTCTAAGTTCTGTACAAGCGCTCAATGAGGGCTTCAATGTACCTGATTGTTCTTTGGCTATTATTGCTGGCTCTACTAGTACTAAGCGCACTTTCATCCAACAGTTGGGCCGTGTAGTTAGGAAAACTCCTGATAAAGAGGCTATCATTATCAATCTCTATACTCCTGATAGTCAGGAAGAGGTTTGGATGAACAAGCGTCTTGAAGGAATTAACCTTGATAGAGTAATCAATTGCACTTTAGAAGAATTCTTAAATCTATACAATGGAACTAGTATTAACGTTAGCGCTACTGAAGCGATCCCAACTACAGCCTAATCAGCTGTATCTATTAAATCTACTGTATTACAAAGAGTTTGAGAGTATCAAAGAGATATTTGGAATCCAAGAGGCTATTGCTATAAGAAATAGTCTCTTTGGAACTCCATATATATTAAATGCTACTGATAATTCTCTTAAATTTACAGAGACTTTAATAAGCAAGAAACATGTCGAGAAGCTATTGGGCATTCGTGCTGACAATATTAATTTTTTGGAATTTTATAGTTGTTATCCTATTCGTGTTGGCAATAGGGTTCTTAGAGGTGCTGGCCCGAATTCACAAGTTTCTCAAAAACATGAAAAGAAATATCTTGCGAGGGTTAAAACTCAGGAAGCGCATGAACTAGCCGTCAAAGCAATTGAAGCCTTTGTGGCTAAGCAAAAAGCTGCTCAAAAACTCCAATATTTACCCAACATGGAAACTGTCATGAATAATAATTTATGGGAGATGTGGGAATGTTTTATTGATGATTTTGGAACAGAAGGACAGGATTGGAACACTCAAGTAATTTAATTATGACACCAAAAGAAAAAGCAAAAGAATTGTTTGATAAAATTTACAAATTAGATAATAGGGCGTGGTATGATGTTGCTAAACAATGCGCTTTAATTGCAGTAGATGAGATATTGAACAATGATGGATTTACTAGATTTGACCAATACCTTACTGAATATTGGCAAGAGGTAAAACACGAAATCGAGCAATTATGACAGCAAAAGAAAAAGCAGAAGATATCGTGGATAGTTTTGTAAGAGATGGTTATGATATTGTATTAGATGAAAAACAAGCTAAAAGATGTGCTTTAATTACAATAGATGAAATGCTTAAGCACATGTCATTACATTTTGGGCAAATAGGATTATCTACTGTAGAATACTGGAGTGAAGTAAAAAAAGAAATTGAACAATTATGACAGCAGAACAACAAGCTAATATCTATATCGATATGTTTGACCCTGATGAGCATTACAATGTATACAGAGAGGCTATTCTTATAGTTGATGATATACTAGATAATCTTGATGAGGACAATACAGCAGATATAGATTTCTATTGGGAAGTAAGAGACATAATAAGTAATAAATCTGAACATGCAAGTAAGATATTGGGATAAGCTTAAACAATCTATTGAACGCGGTGAGAAAGGTTTAAATACTGGCATACCGTTCAATGGATTTACAACGCTAAGCAAACAAATTAAAAACATTCAACAAGGTCGGTATGACTTAATTTTTGCAGGTACCAGTGTGGGCAAGACGGCATTTGTAAATAGTACCTATGTTTATGGCGCTGTAGAGTTTTTGCAGAATAATCCTGATTACATTCATGATTTAGAAATTATCTATTATTCTTTAGAGATTCCGCCTGAGCATCAAATTGCTAAGCATATTGCTGGTTTAATTTGGCGTGAACACGGCATACTCACTTCTGTAGATGAAATTTTATCAAAAGGCGATAGAAGAATACGACCTGAAGTCAAAGCACTTATCGATCAATATGAAAATAAGATGCAAGAGATTCAGAATAAGTATCTCAAATATCGTAGCAGTCTGAATCCAGATTTTCTCTTTAAGGATCTTATAACGTATGCTGAAAAACGCGGTCAAGTTATAAGGAATGAAGAAGGCCTGATTGTGGAATATATTCCTAACAATCCTGGATTAATTACCCTCATTGTCATAGATCATATTGGTCTAATCAATTACACAGGTTACAAAGATTTAAAGGAGGCAATAGACAAAGCCTCAAGAACTCTCGTATTCTTTAGAAACATGTTTAATTTTAGTCCCGTGGTTATTTCTCAAGTCAATCGTGGCTCTGAGCAAATGGACCGCAGAGATAATGACAATTGGATGCCAATGTTGAGTGATATCAAGAACACTGGTAACGTAGCCGAGGATTGCAATACTGCAATCGGCATTGCTTCTCCGTTTTATTACGGCGTAGATAAATGCTTGGGCTATGATATTAGTAAGTTTAAGAATCGCTACAGGTTGGCTAAAATCTGTAAGAATCGTGACGGTGACGTCAATCTTCTAGTGAGTTTCCTATTTATAGGGGAATATGGCGGATATTACCAACTCCCACCAGCAAGTGAAAGCATAGGGAAACCAGAAGAGTTGAAGAAAATCGACGAGTATTACAATAATTTAAACAAATAAATATCAATCTAACATGATAAAGGACAAGTATCAATGGGTAAAGGATAAACTTACTGCCCATCCTGAATTACGAGACTCTAATGAAAGATTGTATTATCACTATCTAATAGCGATAAACTATGACTTTTCTAAATCAGCTAAAGATTTATTAAAAGATATGGAAAACAGAACTATCCCTTATATGGATACTTTTGGCCGTGCTTCGCGTAAAGTACAAGAAGAGCATCCACATCTTAGAGGTAAATTATGGCAAAAAAAGAAGAGTAAAAAAGCTGAAGAAGTTAAGCAAGAAATTAGGGATTTAAGCTAAAATTTCTTATCTTTAATGTAAGTAAACAATTTAAAATCAACATTTTATGGGTCAATTATGTTTCCTGGTTGGTAAATCAGGTACAGGAAAATCGACGTCTCTAAGGAACCTAAACCCCGACGAGACTTTAATTATCAATACGGATCAAAAAGCGCTTCCGTTTAAGCAATTTAGTACTAAGTATAACGAAGAGAAGGAGAACTATGTAAAGACTTCTGACGTTAATGTAGTAATAGAGGCTCTTAAAAAAGCGCATAAGAATCCTTACATCAAAACTATTATCATTGACACTTGGTCAAGAATTATGACAGATGCTATTATGTCGCCAAGTTTCCGTGCCGAAAAGGGCTTTGATAAATGGACAAAGATGGCTAGTGCACAGTATGATTTGATTTCTATCATCAATGATAGATTACGTGATGATATCATCGTGTATCTATTTGCGCATCCTGAGACTCATTACGATGAAGCAGGTTTTGCTTCTGAACGTATTGGTGTACAGGGTAAAATGCTAGAGCGCTTCGTGCCTGAGTCGTTCAGCTCAATTGTTTTATATTCTGAGATTATTAAAACACCTGGGCAACCTAATCGACATGTATTCCGCACTATTAATTCAGGTATGGATACTTGTAAAACACCACTTGAGATGTTTGGAGACTCTCAAATTGATAACGACTTGGTTAATGTAAACCAGTCAATTCGTGAATATTATTCAATTTAATTATTAATCAATAAAGACAGCAAAAATGCAAGATTTAATTTGGGATGCAGTTCCCGCACAAAGACAAAGAAAACAGGAAGCTTTTTCATTTCCTGTATTGACAATGGGTGCACTACTTAAAGCAGGTGGTGGGCGTAAGTTTACATTTAACAAAGCTTCTCAGAGTTTGTTAAATATCGAAGGAGAGGATAGAATTTCATTTGGTTTCTCTACTGATGGTAATCATATTTATGTTCGTAAAGCAGCTGGTGATGCAGGTTTTGCATTGACAAAAACTTGTACTCTTAGCGATAAGAGAACATTTGAGTTTATTGCAAAGCGTTTGAGCTTAAATACTGAAGTAGAAAACAACTTTACATTTACTCCTGCTGAATATCCAGGTGTATTTGAGTTGACTTTGATGACAGCTACTGATGCTCCTGTATTCTCTAATACTCAATTAGGAGAAATCTCTGATGAAGAAGATTTATCTGCTGATTTAGATTCTCTTCCTGAAGTTCCTAAAGGTGGTGTATTGTATTCTATGGTGACTAATAATGATGTAGTAGAAGATTCAATTGTAGAAGCAGTATTAGCAGAAGAAGAGTTGACTATGCCTCAACCAGAGGACTCAACAAACGAAGATATTTGGTAATTAATTTTAAAAACAAAAAGTAAACATGTTTAATTTAAATGACAGCGCATTTGACGCTAAAGAAGGAGCAGCAATTTTCAACAATGGAAAAGCTGGTATTGCAGAAAACATCACTGTGTCTATTTCTAAGAAGAAGCCAGAGGACAAACCAAACAGTCCTGATTACAAAGTAACATTCACTGATGAGAATGGTGGCTCTTGTAATACTTCTTTTTGGTATATCGACAAAGCTACTGAGTATGCAAGTGTAGAGGAGCAAGCACAAAAACAAGGTAAGGTGTTAAAACATATCATTCACGCAATCTATGGTCCTAACTATCAGTTTACATCAGGATTTGATTCAACTCGTGCTTTGTTGGACGGTTGTATGAAGATTATCCGTGATGGTCTTGCATCTGGGCCTAAGTTCCGTGTATTTGCTAACTATGGTTCTACACAGAGTGTAAAGCAATATATCCAACCTCGTTCTTGGGTTCCATTTATGGAGCCAATGAGTGTTGATATTAGCGAGACTCGTTTGAAAGTAGGTAATATCGACGCAATGGATCGTATTGAGAAAGATGATTTCTCTTCTACACCAGCAGCAAGTGGAAATACTTTAACAGCAGGAGACGATTGGTGATTAATTACTGATTAAATTTACAGGAGAGGGTCTAATCCCTCTCCTTTTTGTTTTATGAAAGACATAAACTTAAATTCAATTGCATTTAATAGTCAGATTACTCGAGAAGATATCTTAAAGTATCTCACTCAGGAAGAAATCTATTCGTTTTATCTTGGCGAAGATATTAGAAGCCTTGGTGTATTTCATAGTCCTCTTCGTGAGGATAATATACCATCGTTTGCTTTATATTTTCATAAGATAGAAAGAAACATTTTAATGTTTAAGGATTTTGCAACAGGTGATTGTGGTGATTTTGTGGTGTTGGTGATGAGGATGTACAATCTTAATTATCCTGAAGCACTGCGGAAAATTACATTTGATTTAGGTCTTTCGGCGTTTAATATAGACGCTGTTAAGCAAACAGTAAATTACACAAGAATAGTAGAGAAAGATAGAGTGAATTTAGGCATTAAATCTAGGCCTTGGGAAGTCAGAGATAAGAACTACTGGTCTTCCTTTGGTATCAAAAAAGCTACTCTAGAAAAGTTTAATGTGCACGCAATTAGTCATATATTCTATAATGACACTGCTGTTAAAGCACATGAATATGCTTATGCATATGTAGAGGAAAAAGATAATCGAGTTAGCTTTAAGATTTATCAGCCTTTTGAACAGAAAATCAAAAAGTGGATTAATAATGCAGATTATTCTGTACATCAGGGTTATAGACAATTAGTTTCTGATGGCGATTTATTAATTATCACTAAGTCTCTAAAAGATGTAATGAGTATCCATGATTGTATGGGAATCTCAGCTGTAGGTTTGCAATCCGAGAGTGTTACAATGAAAGACTCTGTAATGGATGAGTATAAAACAAGGTTTAAAAAAGTAATCTGTCTGTTTGACAATGATGCAGCAGGCAAAAAGCTATCTATTAGCTTTACTGAAAAGTTTCAAATTCCTCATTTCTTTGTCCCTGAGTTACCTGGCGT